CGCGGAACCAACAGCCAAGGTAAAAATACTAAACATTGATGTCAATAAAAGTATTAGTTATCAAAGACACTTTTATCGTGGAGAAATATGGCATGTCGTAAATGGTCAGGCAATGATTAAAACCAGTAAAGGTAACCCAGCAAATTATGAATATGAGTACTTGACTTCTGGTCAGCACTTCAGTATAATACCATACGAGTGGCATCAAATAACAAATGTGGGTACTGAACCCTTAAAGATAATTGAAATACAACATGGTTCTTATGTCGAAGAAGATGACATAGAACGAGAGGAGATAATGCATTGACAAGAGCAAGATGGAAAAAAGGAGTTAAGGCAAGAAGACAGGTTGCATTGGATAACTTGTTGAAGTCTAAGTTTACTCCAAAAGAGATTAAGTCTGGTAAGAAAATGGTTGAGCGTTCTGAGGAAACTTGGAATAAGAACCGCGATTATCAGATTGAAGTTTTACAAAAGAGGATACAAAATGGGTGAGTTTTTATGGGTAGAGAAATATAGACCCCAAACTATTTCAGAATGTATTTTACCAGATGGTTTGAAAAAAACTTTCCAAGAGTATGTGGATGCTGGTGAAATATCCAATATGCTTTTGTGTGGCACAGCTGGTACAGGTAAGACCACGGTGGCGAGAGCACTTTGTAATGAACTTGGTTGTGACTATATTGTTATCAACGGTTCGGATGAAAGTGGTATTGATGTATTGCGTACCAAGATAAGAGACTTTGCAAGTACAGTCAGTTTTGAAAGTAAGGCGAAGGTTGTTATCCTAGACGAAGCAGACTATCTAAATCCAAACTCAACGCAACCAGCACTTAGAGCTTTTATTGAAGAGTTTTCTGGCAATTGCAGATTTATTTTCACATGCAATTTCAAGAATCGAATCATCGAACCTCTTCACAGTAGAACATCTGTTATTGATTTCAAAATTGATAAGAAAGATAGACCAGAGATGGCACAGAAGTTCATGGGAAGGATGCAGTATATCTTAACACAAGAAGGTATTCCATACGAACAGAATGTTCTCGCGGAACTATTGATGAAACACTTCCCAGACTATCGTAGGGTTATTAATGAACTCCAGAGGTATTCTAAGAGTGGTTCTATTGATAGTGGTATCCTAAGTAACATCGCTGAGATAAACACCAAGGAATTGATTGACAGTCTCAAGGATAAAGATTGGAAGAAGATGAGACAATGGGTAGTCAACAATGTTGACAATGACCCACAAGGTGTCTACAGGAAGGTCTATGACTCTCTTATCGATAAGGTAAAACAAGTACCCCACTTAGTACTATTGATTGCTGATTATCAGTATAAGAGTGCATTTGTGGCAGACCAAGAGATTAACTTGACCGCGTGTCTAACTGATATCATGGCGAGTGTAGAATTTAAATGATTGAAGGATTAGGTGAACCAGTAAAGACCTATGATGCTGAAGAGTTCAAGGTAAAACAAAAAGCAATTAGTCCTTTTGATTTTGCTAACAGTATCAACTACACCAAAGAGGATTTGATTGTAGATGATTGGTCTGAGAAACAGTACAATGCGTTTATCGTGAACAAGTCATTGTCTCATGGTATTGATACTGTTGTGGCAGCTAATGAAATGAATTCTAGACCACACTTAGATGCAAAATTACAGTATGATTTTTTGCGTGGTTTTGTTCGGAAGAAGAAAAGATTTAACAAATGGTTGAAACCAGAGAAAGAAGAACATCTGGAAATAGTAAAGGAATACTTTGGTTATAGTAATGTTAGAGCCCAAGAAGCGCTCAGATTATTGAGCGAAGCAGATATAGAGGCGATGAAGGGGTTACTTAAGCGGGGTGGAAAATAGTAAAACCATAAATACTTTCATATTAATTAACAAAATTATGAAGGTATTATCATGGTGGATGATTTTTTTGACATTGATTTCCCAGACTACAAACCAGTAGAAATTTTATTAGAGAACGAAGACGATTTTTTAAAGGTTAGGGAAACTTTGTCTAGGATTGGAGTGGCATCAAAGAAAGACAGGACTTTATATCAGTCATGCCATATTCTCCATAAACAAGGTAGATATTTTATAACTCATTTCAAGGAACTTTTTGCTCTGGACGGCAAAGAGGCGGACTTGACTGAGAACGATTTAAAAAGAAGAAACGCAATCGCTAAATTGTTAAAGGATTGGGGTTTAGTTAAACTTATTGACGAATCGATTGAAGACGATATGGCTCCTATGAGTCAGATAAAGATTTTGTCCTTTAAAGAGAAGGATGATTGGACGCTCGTTACAAAATATAATATCGGGCGAAAACGATAACCTTGGCAACAGGAGAAGGTAGTGAAGAAAAAACTGATTATCTTAGCGATAGTCTTAGGTTTTATGTTTGTACCTATTGAAGTATTTGGAAAAGAATTTTTTATGATTTCGGCCCTTGTTTTTTAAAAAAGAGTACCCAGATCATATAAATATAGTAGTAGATGCTCGGGTGAGGTCTACACTTTAACTCGCTTAATAAAGGAGAAAAATTATGAACACATTAAGCACACAAGCGCATTGGGACAGTCTAGTCTCAGCATTTCCACAAATAAGAAGACAATTCGTAGGGTTTGATAGAGTATTTGATTTACTCAATCATAACTTTGAAACGAATGTCCAAAACTTTCCACCTTTCAATATCGAAAAACTCGATGAAGAGAATTATGAAATTCAAATAGCTCTCGCGGGCTTCCAAGAGGAAGATTTGAATATAGAAGTGAAAGAAGGAAAACTTACTGTAGAAGGTAACCAAGAACCCGATGAGAAAATCGAGTTTGTTCATCAAGGAATTGCTCAAAGGAAATTTAGAAGGACATGGAGTTTAGCAGACACAGTTGTTGTCAAAGGTGCTAAACTTGTTGATGGCATTCTTAAAATTTCTTTGGAGAATCAAATCCCAGAGGAAAAGAAACCTCAAACAATTAAGATAAAAACTAAATAAATAGTTTTTAACAGGGGGGCATTTTGCCCCCCGATTTGAAAAGGTAATAATTATGGCAAAAAAAAGTGATAAGAAAGTAGTAGAAGAAGTTAACTTGGACATTCCGCCTCACGAGGTGGAACAAGAACAGCCTCAAGACAACAGACAAATCTGTGGTCTCAAGTGTGCTGGTATGGAAGAGTTAATTTGTTATCTAGAAAAAGATGATGCTGGTGGTAGATATCAAATCTCTAATCCAGCTATCATAAGATACATTCCCACGGAAGGTAATCCCAATAAGATGAAGATTGCATTTATTCCGCAGTCTCCAGCAAGTACAGGCATTCTTTTTGTACCCTACGCGAAGTTAGAGTACATTTACCAACCGAAAGAAGAGTTGGTGAAAGAGTGGGTCACTAAATTCACACATACAGATGTAACTAGCATGAAGAAAAAACCAAAATTTCAAGGATAATGCTTGACTTTTGATACACATTCGTGTATACTGTATTTAAATTGAAATTAGGTTTTTATTATGTCTAACTTTTACACATATGCGTGGCAATATGGAAATTCTATTCTTACTCGCGGAGTAAGGAATGGGAAGCGTTTTACCGAAAAACATCCATTTCAACCTACCTTATATGTTAGAAGTAATGAAGAATCTGAATTCAGAAACATTGAAGGTCATTATTTAAAACCAATCCAGTTTGGTGACAATAGTGACTGTAAAGAATTCCTAGACAAATATTCCAAGGTAGATAATTATCCTATCTATGGTCAAACTGATTTGACCTATCAGTATTTGTCTTCTATGTATCCGCAAGATATTGAGTTTGACCTCAGCAAGATGCGGATTTTCTCAATTGATATTGAGACAACTGCTGAACATGGATTCCCAGATACAGAGAACCCCATTGAAGAGGTTCTTCTTATTACACTCGTAGACAACTACACCAAAGAAATATTTACTTGGGGTTCTGGTGAGTGGAAGCCTGGCGCAGAAACAAAAGACCTACCAGTTACATACACTTATTGTTCCGATGAGTATGACTTGTTGGAAAAATTCATGACATGGTGGGCACAAGATTATCCCGATGTAGTTACTGGGTGGAACCTAGAACTATTCGATATGCCATATTTGGTTGGTAGAATTGACCGAATGTTCGGCAACAACGCGAAGAATAATCTTAGTCCATATGGAATGACTAGGAAGAAGGTCATCAAGGGTCACAACAACCGTGAATTGTTGAAGGTTGATATGAAGGGTATCATTCAACTTGACTACATGGACTTGTATAAAAAGTTTACTTACACTTTCCAAGAGAGTTATCGACTTGATTATATTGCCGAGGTAGAACTCGGTAAGAAGAAACTGGAAAGTGGATACGAAACATTCCGCGAGTTCTATGAGAATGATTGGAATCGATTTATTGACTACAACATCATCGATACTGTTCTGGTTGACGAACTCGATGACAAGATGAAATTCTTGGAACTAATTATCACAATGGGATATGACTGTAAATGTAATTACAATGATATCTTTTCATCTGTGAGAACTTGGGATTGTTTGTTATTCAATCATTTACTTGAAAAGAACATTATGATTCCTCAAAAGAAGGAACACTTCTCTAAGGGATTTGCTGGTGGTTATGTGCAAGACCCGAAGGTGGGTAAGTATAAGTGGGTTGTGTCAGTTGATGCGACTTCCCTGTATCCATCTATCATCATGCAACATAATCTATCACCAGAGATGCTGGCAGAGGGACATAAACCTCTTGATTGTACAGTTGATACTATTCTGGAAAGAAAACATTCAACTAAAAAGATGAAAGAGGCAGACCTGTCGATGGCAGCCAACGGATATCTTTTTGGTAGAAGTTCTCAAGGATTCATGGCAGAGATTACTCAAAAGTTTTTTGATGATAGGCAGAAGTACAAGAAACTTATGAAGAAAGCGGAACAGGATTTTGAAGATACCAAGAATCCAGAACTCAAGAAAGATATTGCGAAGTTCAACAACTTCCAGATGGCAAGAAAGATTCAATTGAACTCTCTCTTTGGTGCGATAGGTAATAAGTGGTTCAGATATTTTGATGAGAGAATCGCGGAAGCAATTACATTAACTGGTCAGCTAATCATTCGTGATACTGGTAAGGCAGTTGATGAGTTTCTAAACAAGTTTCTTGGTACAGAGGATGTAGAGTATTCTTTCTATACTGATACCGATAGTTGTTATGTAACTCTTGATAAGATGGTGGAAGACCATCTACAGGGTAAATCTCGTGATGAGATTATTAATATTCTTGATAATTTTGTTGAGAACAAATTAGAACCAGCAATTAATGGTAGGATGGTGGAACTTGGTGAGTACATGAATGTATTCCAACCCAAGATATTCTTTAAACGCGAGGCGATTGCGGATACTGGTATCTGGGTTGCAAAGAAAAGATACGCATTGAATGTATGGGACAATGAAGGTGTTCGATACAAGGAACCCAAACTCAAGGTGAT